AGAAACTGTTTATATTGATGAGTCAGATTATACTTCTAAAAAAATAGATGGTATTCTTGACAAAAGTTATTGTGATGTTCAACCGGACATGACACTATATAAAAAAGCATTTATACTTCCTAATTGTCCTGTTTCTACTGACAGAATCAAAGCTGCATTAAAAGAACATAGTATAAGTATTACTAAAGATCTTGATGCTTCTGATGTTATAATATCCCACGGATACCTTAGTACACGAACAGAGATGTCTGAAAATATTAATCATAATTATTTATTAAATCATTTATCTAATCATGATTCTATTGACACTGGTTGTATGGAGGTTGATGATTATTGTGCAGCAAATGCAAGAGGTGGTGAATTAGCTAGAGTTATATACTGTAGTAAAGTTCAAGAAGGATTTGTTGGTAACTATAAGGCAAATAGATTGGAGTTTCCATATGATGGTTATATGATGACAGGTCTTGCAGTTAATACAGCATATGCAGTTGAGATGGGTAAACCAATATTTGATGTAGAGAAAGTTATGCATCAGTCAGCTACTAAAGTTAAATTAGATGAAAGACTTTTACAAGATCTAATATCTATGAAAAGTAGTGGTGCTGGTGATGACTGGAATATGATTGGTGCTATATTACCTACTATTGATTATAGATATAATCATCATTTATTATGGGAGCTAGCAGGAGAACTATATAGTAATTTGTACATGTTTAATAGAAATAAAGATGTTCAGTATTGGAAGAAGGCATCTAGAATAGATGAGTATTATCATAGGTCTGCATTGGAACAAATCCAGTGGATGGAAGAAGAAAAGGTTCTTAATAAAGAATCTTTTAAGCATCTAGAATCTATTGTTAGAAAAGAAATAAGAATAGATAATAGAGACTTGTATGTATTTAAAGTGAGTGTTAAACCAGAATATAAAAAATATTTAAAATGACAAAATTATATTTTATAGACGGCATATATGGAAGAAAAGAATATTTTCATCCTACTATTGAATCAGTTACTTATTATGTTGGAATTAATGATAGATATAGGTTTGACCCTACCTCTGAATGTTTTAAGGATATCTTTAATAGTATACAAACTTATGACGCAGATTATATTACTAATAATGTGTCTAAGATGTATAGATTAAAAAACCTTACATTGTCTAGAGATAAACTGTCTTTATTACAAGATAAATGTAACTTTAAGATAACACGGAGTAAAGATGATGCGGATCTTGTTATTATTGGTAAAAAAACTGTAGAAAAGTTTTATGATATAGCATGGATTGGTATTAAAAGATTTACTAAATCAGTATATGATGATGCAATAAGATTAGTTAATAATTCTAAGATAGAGGATGAGGATAAAGAGAAGATGAAAGATATACTTGATAGTATTGATATTGATTCATATATATCTATACGTCAGAACCGTTATGGTTATGATCGTAATGATGCTTATGAAGATTTTTGTGATATCTTTACTGGTGGATTTGACCGTACTAATTATCATGCTTATATTAAAGAAGAAAAATATCAAGACTATAGTGATCTATTAACTAATACATATAATTTAATTACAGAAGAAAATGTAAATAAATTATGTACAGAGGATTCTTTAGTTTTAAATAAGGATGAGTTTAAAAATATTGTTTCAATGTTAAAAAATCAAGATAAGGATAATAATGTTGCACTAGCTATGATGGCTAATTGTAATTATAATGCATCTAGACATTATCTTGCTTTACTCTTTGCTTTTTATTCAGATAATATGAAGCTTGGAAGTGTTTGGAATACTGTTAATTTTAAAAATTTAAAGAAAGAATTTCAAAGCTACATTGATATTACAATGGGTAATTGGGCACATTCTTATGATGTATTAATTAAAAGGATGGTTAAAGATAAATGTTTAACTAGATTTACATCTAGAGTCATAGCTAATGCTATGTTCAAAAGAGTTTTAACTGCATCTTTTGGTGTTAGAGAAGACTCTGTATTTACAATAGATCCTAATAGTCTACAACTAAGGGATGAGTTTAATAATAATTTAGTAACTGAAGAAGACATTCTTCAATCAGATTTACCATTTTAAAATGAAAAAAGATCAAATAAAAGAAGATCAATTTTATAAAGGAGGAGACTATAAGTTTAGTTATACATCAATGAATAAACTTATGTTTTCTCCTCAACTTTTTTATAAAGATTATATATTAAAAGAAAGGGAAGAAAAGACAGATAAACATCTTATTGAAGGTAAGCTGTTGCATTTGTTAATCCTGGAACCAGAGCGGTTAAATGAAGATTTTTCTATAGTTCCTACTAAGGTACCATCTGAATCATTAAAGAAAGTTCTTAAGTTAATATCAAATCATTCACAAGAAAAAGAGTTATCTGATGTAGATGACAATGTAATCTTAGATTGTTTGCATGAGGTATACTTATATCAGTCTTTAAAAGATACGGATAAACGTGTAGCTAAAGTTCGTACTACAGAGTGTGAAGACTACTATTCTTTTATGTGCAATAGTAGTGGTAAAGATATCATAGATAATGATATGTTATTACGTGCTATGGACCGTGTGCAGATTATTAAAGATAATAAACAGGTTATGGATTTATTATTTCATCAGACCACAGACTTTGAACTAGATCCTATAGAGTCATATAATGAGAAGTATCTTGAATGTGCACTAAAAGAATATAGTTTTGGTCTTAAAGGTTATGTTGATAGATATATTATTGATCATGAGACAAAGCAAGTAACTATTGTAGATATTAAAACTACATCTAAGAGTTTAGATAAGTTTGCAGAGACTGTAGATTACTATAATTATTGGATGCAGGCAGTTATTTACATTACATTGGTGATAAAAAATTCTGAAAAAGATATTAGTGATTATAAAATTAATTTTAATTTTGTAGTAATTGATAACTATGATCAGGTATATGTATTTGATGTAAGTGATAATACACTGCAAGAATGGTACAAAGGTTTTACTAAAATTTTAGAAGAAGCAAGCTACCATTATGAACAAAGAGATTATAGTTTACCATATGAATTTGCTAACGGTAATGTAATTTTGTGAAAAAAATATATACAGAATATTTTCAAAAAAGTAAAGTTTTTTTATACCCCTTGTTAGGAATAAAGAAAGGCGTAAGTTTTGTACCTGAACAAACATATATATCTTGGAAAGGATGTTGTGATAAAAACAGTAACAAACTCTTATGCCTTTATTCCACAAAGGATAGAAAAGGCTTTAGTAAGTTTGAAGATATTTATTTAAAAGGTAATCTTCTATTTGAAGAATATCATTTATTAGATGATGATTATCATTTATATATTTTTGATCTCAAATCATATAAGCATGACATAAAGCATTTTTTAAATGGAAAATATGCATCATTCTCACAAAGAAGTAAAGATATAATAACTGCATTCTTTGGAGAGATAGGCACTATATCTAATTTTATAGAGAGTTATCTTTATCCAGAATATTATTATGAAGACTATGCACAGATATTAAATGTGAGTGTAAAGGATTTAGAAAGTGTTGGTAACTTATGTGATAAACCAGATTTTAAAAAAGAAGAATTAGAAAAATATTGTGTAAATGTTGAATTGTTTAATTAAAATTATATATTTGTAAAAAAAACTATTATGGCAAAGAAAACTAAAACCTACATTAAAGAAAATCCAAAGAGCATGCTTATGGTTAAAAGCGCATTTGCTCAAATGAAAAGCTTTAAGCTTATCCCTATAACTAATGACTGTCCTTTTGTTGAGTGTTTATTCTCTCCAAGAGAAAAGATGATGGTTATTATTGGAAAGTATATGAAAGGAAGCTATCATATGGTTCAAAAGCTAGATGATAATGGAGATCCTATTCCTGTAAAAGGAAAACCAAGACAAAATGGTAACAAGTTCAAAGAAGAAAGAAGACTTGTTGATACTTGTTCTGAACATTATATTGTAACAGAAGAAGAGATTAGAGATTTTATTGACATGTTTGCAGTGAATCCTGATGCTATTAGTCTAGATGAGTTTTTCTTAGCAGAGGAAAGTAATATTGTTGGTGGTACAGCAGAAACACCAATAATTACAGTATAGGTAGGAGGGCCTTTAAGCCTCAATAATTAATACTTTATTTACATTTTTCTTAGTTAAGGGTCCTCCGGGGCCCTTTTCTTTGATTTAAATTTTAAAAACATGACTGGATTAACAATATTAATAGGTATATATATCATATTTAGATTAGGGAAACATGCTCTTCGTCAAGGTAGAATGATAGAAGAGCAGAAAGAGTTAATTAAAAATATGACTAAATGGGAAGATAAATATAAAAAAGATAAATCATGAATCATTGGATAATGGATTATGAAACTTTGTCAAATTGTTTTGTAGCCGTATTCAAACATTACAAGACAGATGAAACACATGTGTTCTCTGTCTGTAAATTACAAAATGATTATGACAAGTTTATAGAATTCCTAAAACAAAATATAGATAATAAAGAGTGGCATATATCTTATAATGGATTAGCATTTGATGCACAGATCACTCACAATATAATAAAAGATCACAATAACTTAAAGGTAATGGACGGTGAGTCTATTGCACAAGAGATATATTCTTACGCACAAACTTGTATAGATAGATCTAACAAGAATGAGTTTCAAGAATTTCCTGAGTGGCATATGTCTATTAAACAAATAGATGTATATAAACTTAACCATTGGGACAACATGGCCAAAAGGTCTAGTCTTAAATGGATTCAGTATAGTATGGACTGGGATAATATGGTTGATATGCCATTACCTCATGATACAGAGATTACTAATAAGCAGCAGCTTGATATGATTATAAGTTATTGTGTTAATGATGTTGACTCAACTAAAGAAATATTTAATCAGTGCAAGCCTCTTATTGCTTTGCGTAAGAACTTAACTGATCAGTATGGTATTAACTTGTATAGTGCATCAGAGCCGCGTATTAGTAAAGAACTTTTTGCATACTATCTTGGTAAAGAACTTAATATTCCAAAGTATGAATTGAAAAAACTTAGAACTTACAGAAATGTAATTAAGGTTAAAGATATTATACTGGACTATATTGAGTTTGCAACACCAGAGTTTAATAATCTTCTTGATAAATTTAAAACTGTAGAGATAAATCCTAACTTTACTAAAGGCGGGTTTAAGTATTCAGTTATTTATAAAGAAGTTAAAACGGATTTTGGTTTGGGTGGTGCACATGGTTGTAATAAACCGGGTGTATATGAATCAGATGAAGATAATATTATTATGTCTTCAGATGTTGCTAGTTTTTACCCTAACCTTGCTATTAAAAATAAGATT